CTGGTCCTCACTGGGAATTTGGAAGTGAATCTGAGTGTAAGGATTTTAGACAATGGCTGGAGGATAATGGAGGGAAGAAATTCGAGATTGAAGAAGGCACTTTCAAGGAAAGCGGAACTGGAACTAAAACTATAGCAATAGTAATTAATAAGTGAGATGGGAAAGTTAAAAGTCTATTATGGATGGGCAAAGCTGGGTAAGATTCGCAAGAAGCGTGCAATATCTGTCATGTTCGAGAATGAATGGCATGGTTGCAGGAGCGAACGCGGACAAAGGATTTTGAGAGCAGCCCAGGAAACAGTAATTGAGCGATACCAGGATGCGGAAGAAGAGAAAGCTGCAAAGGATTGCAACCGAATATTTACAGAGTATAGCCTGTTCCTTGACGAAAAACCAATAAACGGAAGCCTTAACAAGATACTCCAAATGAATAGTGACGCCGATAAGAAACATGTATCTAAAGAAATGCGTGATAAGATTGCTGAAGCCTTACGGAAAGCCTTTATGCAGTCGAATCGCAGATACAGAGAACCAGGTTGGCAACAGCTTGAATTGAAATTTGAATGATATGGGAAAGCAGGAAAGTATGGATGACTGGTTCCAGATGGCTAAGGATTTGGCCAAAGCTGAAAGGGAACTGAAGATTGAGCAATGGGTTGAAGTAACTATTTACTACGGATATGCAGAAAAACAAGTAAGCTTATATCACTACAATCTTCCCCGTGAGATGTATTTCCGGTACCAATGGGTAATCAGATGGAGGATGGCGAAATTACAGTGCCAATACCCCAAACAGATTGTATCTACAAGCCTGTACTTCTACGACAAGCGTTCAGGAGAGTCGCTTGAAGTGAGTTCTTGCCTGTCTAAGCTGATTTCGGCCAAAGCCCAGATAACAAAAGCAGAACGCAAGATGAATGAGTACATCGAGCACAACCGTCAGAACAACATGTTCTTTGATGAGAACACGGATGAGGAGCTGGTTAAGTTCCGGGAGAAACTGGAGCGAAAGAAAATCGAGTGTGCTGAGTGTGAGAAACGGTTGGAATTATTAGTTGAAAGAAGGAGAAATAATCAATGAAAGAAACTCAATTGTCCTTAAATCTGGATTATGGAATTAGTAAAGAACAGGCTTGCATCCTTTGCCATCTTTCATCCGAATGTGAAGGGTGCTGTGTGAAATGCAAGGCTGAGAATAAAAGCGGAACTTGTCAAGGGCAGAATTGTTCAATTCCATCCAGAGACCATGACGGACAAAGGTGGAACGCATGGATGCACATTGTTTCTACCTCGCTTCCGGAACTCAAACGATTTATACCAGTGAAATACAGAAAACATTTAAAAACAAAAAAGTGATATGGCAAACATTGTAAAATTAACCGGATGCAAGGAGGTTTCGCATGATATATATGCTTACTTCACTTGTGATGCTGAAAAAGCATTGAAAGCTTTGGAACTTGAGATACCGTGTACTGGAGCAAATAGCACTGGAGCATACAACATTTACTTTAATGATGTGGGAGAAATTATCTGTGAGTACATGACGTTCTGCGTTACACGTGAGTTTAAGAAGGTTTCATCCATACAGGATGCTGTTGAATGGATGGATAAGAAAATGAATGGAAATGAGTAAAACAAAACTATATTACCTGTTCCTGGCAGTCATGTGGTGGCTGCTGGGATAGGTGGAAAGGAGAACAAAATTATGATTCGAGAAGTAGATATGTACCAATGCGTATGTGATGGATGTGGTAAATCACATGTTGATGATTTTAATGGCTATGTTGCTTGGAGTGATGAAACTATGGCAGCAGAAGCAGCCTATGAAAGTGGTTGGACTAACATTGAAGGGAAGGATTATTGCCCCGAGTGCTATGTGTATGATGAAGAATCAGATGAATACATCCCAAAGAAGAAGATATGACAAAAGAAGACATTAAAAAGGCGGCAGAAGAATATGCCAAAGAAGCTTGTCGTCCACTTTGGAGAACTGGTAATGAACAAGTCTGTATGGCCGATTTCATGGAAGGCGCAGAATGGTATAAAAATCAGTCATCTTGGATAAGTGTTGATGAACGGCTTCCTGAACTGAACGTACGTGTATTGGTTGCTCATCGTGGAATAAACCGGATAAGTATTTGCATCATGAAGCGTATTCCTCATGATTCTTCAAATCAGGACAACAAAAAATGGCACTGGTCGCTTACAAACAATAAAGATGAAGTTATAGCATGGAAGCCACTACCACATTTCGATGAAACACTCTTAAAAAAGAAAGGGTATGAATAATGAAATGTAAAAATAACGCTATCATTCTCACATTGAAAGAAGCTGAAAAAATAATGAATCTTTTATACACTTTAGAAGCTACGAGTGGTGCGTACGATGACGAATATACAAAGGATGCTCAACTCGCTGGAAAGTACGGAAATAAATTATTCAAATGTCTAAAAAAAGGTAGTAATGAAAATAAACGAAGTTAGAAAAGCTGCATCAGATAATGCAGAGAAAATAAGCAATGTCGCTTATAGTGGTGGAGGACATATCGGTCAAGACGATTTGGAGATAGCTTTTGAAAATGGTGCTGAATGGCGTATCAACAGTGTATGGCATGATATAAATGAGATTCCTGAAGATGGTAGAATCATAGTGCTATTGGGAAAATATGGAACTATGCTAATATATGGTCCTAATATGATGTACTATAAAGAATCCGTAATAGCGGATGGAGGATTTCTAAAATGGGCATATAAAGAGGACTTAATACCTAATACGGAGGAATGAATCATGAGTAGAGAGATAATATTCAGAGGAAAATCAGAAGTCACAAATGAGTGGGTTTACGGCTCACTTGTAAAGGTTGGGAACGAAAGTCATATAGTCGGATTTGATGAAGTAGACTTAGACGGACATCATCTAAGCTATTGCAGTGATAGACCGATATTCACGAAACAGGGAACAATAGGCCAGTTCACAGGATTGCATGACAAAAACGGAAAAGAGATTTATGAGGGTGACATTTTAATGTGTATTGGTGAAAGAAATGACAACAAAGGGCGTAAGTATTATCGAAAGGTATTGTTTAATAATGGAGCTTTTGGCATGACAGTCCCTGAATATAAATGTATAAGTGCTCTGTGTAATCATGTTGTGAACGGAAAACTTAACTGGGAAGTCATTGGTAATATATACGACAATCCGGAATTGATTGAGCAAAGTTTATGAAGGAAAAGATGATGGATAAAAACTCAAAAAAGCAAGTAAAATGGCGAAGTTTACGTTTGTAAAAATCGCTGAAAATCACTAACTTTACTGATGTAAAGAAATAAAAGTCAAACCAAACTTTTTTATATTATGGACAGAGATGAACGTAACCGCGTTCGCGCAGAGAGATACCGTGATCTCTCAGAAAAATCAGCGGAAAAGGCAAGAAATGCCTATGAGAGAAGTACAAAAATGAGTGAAGCAATCCCTTTTGGACAACCGGTACACGGTGCAGCAGACAGGCGATACCGTGAGAAAATATGGAACACCATGGGACAGTCTGTAAAACACACGGAAAAGTCTGAATATTGGGCTGAAAAAGCCTCAGCTGTGGAGAACAACACTTCTATTTACCTTGATGATGATAATGCAGTTGAGAAGCTGGAAAACAAGCTGAAGGAACTTGAAAGAGTTCAGGAACTGATGAAGTCTGCAAACAAGATTATCCGTTCAAAGAAAATCACTGAATTGGAAAAGCATGAACAACTTGTCGGACTTGGATTGGCCGAAAGCCAGGTAAGAAAACTTTTTGAGCCTAACTGTTTCGGTGAGATTGGATTTGCTTCATGCTCAATTACGAATAACGGAGCCAATATTCGAAGAGTTAAACAACAGCTTGAGAAGGCAAAGACTCTTAAAAGCATGGAAAACAAGGAATATTACATCGGTGATGTGAAAGTTGTTGAGAACTATCCGGAAAACAGATTACAGCTATTCTTTGATTGTAAACCTGATCAATCGTTAAGGGATGAGTTGAAAAAACACGGTTTTAGATGGTCAAGATTTAATGGATGCTGGCAGTCGTATCTTAATAATTCAGCTAAATCATTTGTGAAAAATTATGGTGAAAGATTTTAAACTTGGAGAATCCTTCCAGTTAGGAAGGAAAAAACTGAAGTCAGTTTTGTTGAAATTGATTAATGATGATGTTTCAGGTTTCAAATACTCCAGAAGGATATGTTGTCCAGGTACTGATATGTGGTACCTGGGCTCCACTGAGAAATTTCGGTGAAAGACAGAGTGACGCTAAGGAGTTCTGTTATAAGGATTGTCCAAAGTTGTCACAGTCAAGTATCCGGCTACTGGAAAAGAATTACGATATGAATGTCAAGTACATTCGTATAAATGAGAAACTTTTTAAAAAACAAATGTGATGAGCAAGAAAAAAGAAATAGCATACGAATACTCAAAAAGAGTAAGCTGTGGTAATCCTATGACTAAGGATTTAGCAGAATGTGCGTTCATTGTTGGATGGGATGCCTGCTTAAAACATTTAGGTGAGATTCCATGGGATGAAGCCATGAATGAGATAGCAAATCATCTTGAAACCAATCGTTCGGAGAAATTGAATGATTACCAAAATGAATAGTTATGGAAGAAAATAGTGTAATAATTGAGCTTGATACTGTTCTTGAATACAGGGACGGTCAAGTGTACATAAAGAAGATGGTTACAAGTGAAATGACTGTTACACTGACATTTGCTATCATCGAAGCATTGAATAAAACGATTGTTGAGTATTATAAAAAACGATAGGAAATGAAAAAATTTGAAGATATATATGCTGAACTTGTAAAAGAGCACGGAAGTGATTCCGGAGAGGAGTTTGCAAAAGCAATGTTTAATGCAGGGAGTGATGTAAGTTTTACTCAGAACCTGAAAGATTTAGTCACGAACGAAGAGATTATGGTAAGTCTTTTAACATTTAATGCAATTGCTATGGCAGAGCGTGCTGTTAAGGTAAATGCTGCAGATCTGAGTATTTCAACTGAACTTATGATAAATGAAAAAAAATACTTCACTCGGCTTAGTTCAATTACATTTAGTGCTGAGAAAAAAACTTTGGAAGAAAGAGCTGTAGAGATTGCTAAAAACATTCTCAATTCAACTGTTATCTATGATTTTGAAGCTGTGTTGTCTAATGCTATTTTGGCTGGGTATAACTTACGAAAAGAAGATTTCGAGGAGGACTGAATATGAAAGCAAAACTAAAAGTATCATGGAATTTTAATAGGACTGAAATAGAAGAAGGAACAGAGGTAACCATCATCAAAGGCATGGAAGCAGATGCAGATGGTGTACTTAATGCACCATACGGAATGTGTTATCTTTGTGAATTAGACGGTGTTATGTCTTATGTTCCTGCTATATATCTTATCATTACTGACTGGGATAATACTGATTGGGAACAGCGTAGATATGAAATAGCAAAGGAGGCTATGCTTCACATGATAGACCCTAAAATGTTAACTCAAAAGTACGGTCTTATGGCTGTAAATGCTGTTGAGTTTGCTGATTCTTTGATTTCTGAATTAAAGAAAACGAAAAAGCAATGAAAGCAATATCCATCAAACAGCCGTGGGCGAGCCTTATCGCTCACGGTATCAAAGACATTGAGAACCGTACTTGGAAGTGTCCTCAGAAGTATATCGGTCAAAGGGTGCTGATACATGTTTCAAAAACTACAGATGAGAATGGGTGGGAAGCATTAACGAGAGAACAGCTTTTTAAAGTAATTCCATATGAAAAAAAACTTTACGGAAATAAAAAAGAGCTTCCACATGGTGATATTATTGGCAGCGTGGTTATAGCTGATTGCGTGCAAAACCATCCTTCAGTTTGGGCAGAGAAAGGTTGCTGGAACTGGGTACTGAAGGATGCGGTATTATTTGATAAGCCGATTATGAATGTGAAAGGGAAACTAAGTTTTTGGGATTTTAATATGGAGGAAACAAAATGAGCTTACTTATTAAAGAAACTCAGTTACAAAGAATAATCAGAAAAACCGGCCGCAAACCGATACAGTGTAAATGCAAGTTATGTAAGCAGCAATGTCATACGCCTTGTTTGGGTACTCCGCAAGATGTTTTAAGGCTTATCGAAGCCGGATATAAAGACAGGCTTGCAGCAACGGAATGGTATGTAGGAATCCTTATGGGGGTAGTTGATATGCCCGTACCGATGATACAGGCCAAACAAGAAGGAGACTGGTGTACATTCTACAAAGACGGTTTATGTGAATTGCATGATTCCGGATTGAAACCGACAGAAGGAAAATTGTCTCACCATAGTATTCGAATTGATAATTTCAAAGCGAGTAAAAGCATTGCGTGGAATGTGGCCAAGGAATGGTTAAACGAAGAAAATACTGAATGCATAGAGAAAATATGCGAAGCACTGCAGTAAATGTATGATTTTGAATTATTAACCTGCAAAAATTAATTTATGAAAGCAAAGAAAAAACAAGTTGTTGGCCTGCTCATCAATCTGTTAGAGTGGGCAATTGTATCAATGGTATTATCATCATTGATAATCTTAGGAGATTTTGATGTACCGTCCAGTTGGGTTTATCTGTCCTCTGTGGTAGTTTCATTTCTCATCCTATATGTGTTCTACTGGGAGCGTGGAACATATTATTTTGTCTCATTCGTCGCTGGTGGAGTTCCAGGAAGGGTGTTCCTAAAGTTTGACGAGCGTGTATCTCTTGATGTGATTGAGAATACCATATCCGGCCTGTATTCCGGTGAACGGGTACTTGTTACCGGATACAAGACAGTAAGCAGATATGAGTATGAACTTAATATCAAGTCCTGATGGAACATTATCAGGCCAAAGGAGTAATGTTTATGATTGTGGTTGTCCTGTTCTACTATTCCATCGGAATGGTTGAGCAGGATACCGCACTTCTGATAATAATAGTGATGTTACTGGGTAACATACTGAATGTTTTATGTAAAATTCTAAACAAGCTGTGATGATGAAAATTGTCGTAACCGGCAGTGAAGGCTTTATAGGTAAAGCCCTCTGCAAGAATCTGAGAAGTCGTGGTGTTGAAGTGGTCGGTATCGACCGTGTGTGTGGAACTGAAGCTGCCGGCGTTCCGTGCCTTCTGGCCGGGGGTGGAATCGATGCTGTTATACATCTTGCCGCACAGACCAGCGTTTTCAATTCGGATCATGAAAAAATACTTCGTGACAACATTGATTCATTCGTTGCGATAGCTGACGGATGTACGCGCTTCGGTGTGAAACTGGTGTATGCAAGTTCTTCCACCGCAAATCCATGCAACACGACAAGTATGTACGGTGTAAGCAAACATTTTGATGAAGTCTATGCTTCAATTTATTGTAGGAATGCGACTGGTGTACGCCTTCATAACGTGTACGGACCTGACCAGCGGAAAGGGACTCTTCTCTATGCTCTCATGAATTCGGAAAAGGTCAGTCTGTATAATGGAGGAATGAACACCAGGTGCTTCACCTACATAGATGATGTGGTGGACGGGTTGATATATGCGATAGGTTCTGACAAGAAGCTGGTAAACATTGTCAATCCTGAATCTTGTACAATACTTCAATTTGCGGAAGAAGTAAGGAAATACAATGGCGTTGATATTCAGTGTGTTTCCGAAAAGAGAGAATTCGACAATCCTGTACAATCTGTCGATGAAGGTATTTTTTCAGTACCTTTGAATTACACCTCAGTCAGTAAAGGGATAGCAAAGGTTTTTGGCTGTGAGGAAAGGTAGAAAGATAAGGATTGATGACTGGGACAAACCCGCCCGCGGCTGGAGGAAATACGAAAGGTTATGCAACATGCAGCCTAAAGTAAGAATCCACCGTAAGGGCGGGTTTTATTACATATCCCTGTTTGCAAGGACAAAGGATGGAATCCAATTTGAGGAAATCAAGAGTTCGGGTGAGTGTGCAGAAGTCATTTCGGAAGCCGCTACGGAACTGATACTTTCATTGATACGGCCGGACGATGAATGGTGCATAATTACCACACCGAAGCGCAGGCACATCACAGAGTACCATTTCGCCACTGACATTTGCCAAAAAATTGCCCAGGGGGTGAAAATAAAATTCTATGAATCTGCAATGCAGTGCCTCAACAGGACACGTATCAATCCTGAGTTTTATCTTCTCCGGCCAATTAAGGAACAGAGAGTAATACTCTTTGATGACATCTGCACGACAGGAAGTACATTAACAGCAGCCTACGATTTGCTGAAAGACCGGAAACAGGTAATCTGCATCGTCGGCATTAATAACCATTAGCCTATGAACAACAGGAAATTGACCGAAAAACAGGAAAAGTTCTGCAATTATTACCTTGACTGTGACGGTAATGCAAGTGAAGCATACAGGATGGCCTATGACGCATCAAAGATGCAGCCTGAGACGATATGGAGCAATGCAAGCCGGATGCTGGCAAGTAACAAGGTTGCAGCAAGGATAGACGAATTGAGGGCCCAACGTGCAGAAGCATCGAAAATTAGCCGTGATAAGGTGGAAAAGGTTCTCATGGATATTGTCATGATGGACCCGAACGATTTGTATCTTGTAGATCCTGTAACAGGAAAGATAAAACTTAAATCCCCAAGCCAGATGCCGAAGCGTGTGAGAAATGCCATGAAGAAGATAAGCAATGACAAGGGTAAGGTAAGCTATGAGTTCAACGGTAAGGTGGAAGCGGCGAAGCTTCTGGCCAGCATGAACGGATGGAACGCGCCACAACAGATTTCCATCGGAGGTAATCAAGGTGGAAATATTAATGAAATTCGTATAGGTTTTGACCAAGAAGAGGAGTAAATTCTAAAAAATAGAACGATAGTATTAGAAGAAATACGGAGGTTATACAAAAAAGACTCTCATAATTCTAAAAAATAGAACATTTATGCTCATAAATCACAAGAAACTCAATCCGAATGCATTTTACCTGCTGAAATATCTGAATGATGCCACACTTCGATTCATCATCTTGTATGGTGGTTCATCATCTAGCAAGTCTTTCAGCGTAGCACAGTGCGTGCTGATACAGACATTGCAGGACGGTGAGAATACGCTTGTGATGAGAAAGGTCGGAGCATCCATCAGCAAAACCATATATGAGGATTATAAGGTAGCTGCATCATTGTTAGGAATCACACAATACTTCAAGTTCAACCAGAATGTAATCCGTTGCCTGTATAACGGTGCGAAGATTGACTTCTCAGGTTTGGATGATCCGGAAAAGATTAAGGGTATCAGTAACTATAAGAGGGTTCAGCTTGAAGAGTTGTCAGAGTTTGAGTATGCCGACCTGAAGCAGATACGTAAGCGTCTGCGTGGTAAGAAGGGGCAGCAGATTATTGCCGACTTCAACCCTATCAGTGAAACACACTGGATAAAGAAAGACTGGCTTGACAACGAGAAACTGCATGATGTTCCTATGGTTGTAGAAATTGGCGGCCGGATAATACCGGCAGAGCTGACAAAGGTGAAGTCTTTAAAGATGAACGAGGGGCGCTCAATAGTGAATCCTGTAACTAAGGAAATTGAGGAGTATCCTCCAAATATGGTAGTTATACAGACAACATACCTGAATAACTTCTGGGTTGTCGGTTCACCGGATGGAACGTATGGATACTACGATGAGCAGTGTGTGATGGACTTCGAGCATGACCGTATTCATGACCCGGACTACTACAACGTGTATGCGTTGGGAGAGTGGGGTGTAATTAAGACCGGAAACGAGTTCCTCGGTTCGTTCAATGTAGGAAAGAACAGCGGTGAATACAGTTACATACCTGGATTGCCAATTCATCTTTCTGTCGATAGTAACGTATTACCGTACATATCTGTCGGCTACTGGCAGGCAGACTTGAGCAAAGGTAAGGATATGTACCAGATTGCAGAGACCACGGCTGAAAGCCCGAACAACAGCGCAAGAAGAGCCGCGAAACTGGTATCCAAGCGACTGCAGGAGTTAGGATATGACGGTAAAATCTACCTTCATGGTGACGCCTCTGCAAAAGCGGCCAACACTATTGACGACAACAAACGCTCGTTTATGGATTTGTTTATCGACACCTTAAAGAAAGACAACTGGACAGTAGAGGATAAGGTAGGGAACAAGAATCCTTTAGTATCCATGACAGGAGAATTTGTCAATGCGATTTTTGAAAAGCAGTTACCTGACCTTAGTATTAACATTGATGATGGTTGCCGTGCGTCCATAGATGATTATCAGAGCGTGCAGAAGGACGCGAACGGTGCAATCCTCAAGACAAAAGTCAAAGATAGTGTAACCAAGCAGACATACGAGGAACACGGGCACCTTACCGATACTTTGAGATATGTTGTACATGACATCATGTACGAGGAGTATTCCCAGTTCTCGAGCCGTCGTAAACGCAACATGTATTCTGACAGAAGCGTGTTCGGATTCTTCAATCCTTCAGTCGAGTATCAGTATTCACAGAAGATAGTGTACATCATGCCGAATGTTGGAGGAAAGTTCTATATGTGTCAGGTTGCAAGGTGTGGAGAAAAATGGCATGTTCTTGACCTCGTAATGCGTGAAACTGTATCACTCGAAGAGATGAAGTCTGTTATATGTTCACATGATGCAGGAACGTACATCGTGGAATCGTCACCTGCATATTACCAAATGGCAAGGGAACTGAGAAATACGCTTCCGGAAGTAAGGATTAAGAAGGAATATCAGGATATGGATAAGAGAATAGCTGCTACATCCGATTTCATTAAGTCATACTTCCTGCTTTCTGAGACCGGTATGGAAAATGATGAGTATATGGCATTCATAACTGAAGTTCTTGACTACAATGATGAAAATATAAGTGGAGCCAGTGCCCTGTTAAGTGGTATTGCATATACTATCATAAAATTAGGGTAAGCTTGGTTCTATTAGCAATATGTTGATACATAGTATTTTATTTGCATTTTCCATGTTTGGGTAAATTGCAAGATTTTTGCAAAATCAACATCGTATATACCCATAATTTATCTTTGTCATATAAGGATAAACTATGGGATATACAATTTTAAAACAGGATACTATTCCGGCATGTGCTGGGCTGAAAATGGCCAGTGAACCACAGACTGTATCAACACCAAAGGAGGGTGTAAAAGATAGTGGTTATATTGACCGTTGTGATGTGCATGAGTTATTCGTATCCCCACTGGTTTGCGGTCATAATTACATGGAACTGTTCCGTTCTGTTCCTGAGGTATTCTTTCCGATTGATTACATTGCTTCACGTATATCAGGTTCCGGATTCCAATTGAAGAAGGTAAAGGACGACAGTGTGGTCTGGGAGAACAAGAGAATGAACCAGATTCTCACAAAGCCTAACTGCCTTATGTCCTGGAACGAGTTGATATATTCACATTTCGTTTACAAGTTGTGCACTGGTAATGCCTTTTTTCGCGCAGCAATGGGAGAAACATTCAAGGACCAGCCAAAGTGGAAATGGTGTGATAACTTTTGGGAACTTCCTGCTGATTTTGTTAATGTAGAGCCTAACAGAAGTGTCAATAGTCCAATCTTTGGAATAGCATCCGAAGATGATATTATCCGTTGTTACCGTATGAATTACGGATATGTGAGTACGATGGAAATCCCTTCATATCAGATATGGCATGACCGTGACGGCTCACCTGAATATATGTCAATAAACGGGTTCCTGAAATCACAAAGTCGGTTGGCTGCACATCTGAAACCTATTTCAAACCTTATTGCTGTATATGAAGCGAGAAACGTGATATATGTAAAACGTGGTGGTTTGGGGTTCCTGGTATCCAATAAGAAGGATGAAGCTGGTACTGCAGCAATGACAGAAGATGAAAAGAAGGAAATACTTGACAGCCATTTTGGAAAATTCGGACTTGACAATCGCAAACTACCCTATGGCTTAAGTGATGTTCCTCTGTCATTTGTAAGAACAAACCTTACCATAAGTGAACTCCAGCCATTCGAAGAAACTCTTACCGATGCAATACAGATAGCCGGAGCATACGGGATTCCTTCGGTTCTGGTTCCACGTAAGGACCAGGCAACCTTCAGCAATCAGGCAACAGCGGAAAAGGCTGTATATACATCTACCATCATACCGATGGCCAAGAAATTCTGCAAGCAACTAACTGCATTTCTTGGACTTGAAGAAGGTGGCTATTACTTGGATTGTGATTTTTCTGATGTGGATTGTCTGCAGCAGGGATTGAAGGAAGCTGAGGAAGTCAAGACAATGGTTAATACTAGATGTAAGGAGCAGTTCCTTAGCGGCCTAATCAGTATAAATGACTGGAGGGCACAAATCAAGGAAAGCAGATTCGAAGAACCTCTGTTTGACAAGACTTTGTTCGAGATGTCAGACGAGGAGAGAGAGATAGTAAAACAAGTAATAAGTCTTAACACAAAAAGTGAAGTTGAAGATGGAAGAGAAAACCAAAAGCCTACAGTACAAAACGAAGGCAAATGATGTGGATGAGAAGGGTATCGTAACGGTAGCTGTGAACGGTATCGGTGTGAAAGACTCACAGAACGACGTTTCCATGCCTGGCTCTTTCAACAAGACGTTGAAGGAGAATATAGGTAGAATGAGATGGTTCCTTAATCACCGTACAGACCAGTTGCTTGGCGTTCCATTGAGCGGAGAAGAAAAAGAAGGAAACCTAATCATGGTTGGCCAGCTTAATCTTGAGAAGCAGATTGGACGTGATACATTGGCTGATTACAAGCTGTATGCTGAGAATGGAAGAACACTTGAACACTCTATCGGTGTGAAAGCAATCAAGCGTGATGAGACAGATCCGTGCAAGGTGCTTGAATGGAAGATGTTCGAGTATTCGACTCTGACAAGCTGGGGAAGCAACCCTCAGACATTCCTTGTAAATCTCAAGTCAGGTACGCAGGAACAGGTTAAGGAGGCAGTTGAGTTCATCAGGAAAGCGTTCAGAAATACTGATTATTCGGAAGAACGATTAAAACAATATGATATGGAACTGAATCTTCTCCTTAAAGCAATTAATGGAGGTAACGTGGTTACTTGCCCGCATTGCGGACACCAGTTTGATTACGATGAACAACATGAGCATACATTTACTCAGCAGGTGCTTGATAATGCTGCCATGTATTCGAGCTGGCTTACTGACCGTATCGTAAGTCAGGAGATAGACAAACTGGAACCGGAAGTACGTGCAGAAGTTATTGCACTTATTGATTCCGTAAAGTCGGAAGGACTGGAGTTGACCGAGAAATCTGTACAGAACTTCATGGCATACGTCCGTTGTCCGGCATGTTATGGAAGAGTATATAGAAGTAACGCCTTGTTGCAGGATAATAGAACTAACATCTTCTCCGGAAAGTCTGAGCCGTCCAATGACACTCAGGATAAAACTGACGGTAAGCAAGAAGATGATAATGTTGAGAAAAAAGCCGCTGATAGCACTTCTTTCTTTGGTAAACTGAATGAGGTATTTAGTAATAATTATTAAAATTTTGATTGAAAATGAAGAAATTTACAGTTGCGGATTTTGGTCTTAAGACTGACGGCCTGCCTCAGGATCAGGCTACATTTATGAATAACATCGCAAATATGATGTGTAATGTCATTAACAAGGCGATGGAAGGTGTTATTTCTCCTGATGATATGGAAAGCAGATTGAAGTCTCTCAACGAAAAGTTTAACGGATATGACGATGAGAAGTTCAAGCAGCTTGCCAAGGATAACGAGGAACTCATTAAAACGGTTAAAGGTCTTGGTGAGACTATCGAGAAGCTGAAATCTAAAGGTATCGGAATGGAAGTCATCAACAAGTTTGATGAGAAGTTGAACGAAATGCTTGATTCAGAGAAATTCAAGGAGTTCGCTTCTGGAAACTGCCGTAAGTCAGGTGTGTTCGAAGGTTTCTGCTTGAAGGATATTGTTTCCATGACTGATAACTATAGCGGTGACCATCTGATTACTCAACAGCAGAACAGGGTTGTATCACAGGTATCTAACAAACGTATTCATATGCGTGATGTATTGAATACATTGGATGGCGATCCTAAATACCCTAACCTTGCATTTACTCAGGTATATGAATTCGACCGTAATGCGCGTTATGTAACAGAAAACGGAAGATTGCCTGAATCAAGTTTTAAGGCAAAGGAGGTACAGACTGGTACAAAACGTCTTGGAACTCACCTGAATATTTCCAAGAGAATGCTTAAGAGCCGTGTATTTATCCGTTCATTTATCTTGAAGATGTTGCCTGAAGCTGTATATCAGGCTGAAGATTGGAATATTCTGTTCGGTGACGGTAATGGAGAAAATCTCCTTGGTATTGCAAACCACAAAGGCGTTTATCCTGTTGAAACTATCATCTCTGAAGATTATGTTAGTGGTTCTGCTGGCTCTGTCAAATCAGTTTCAGGTTATAACTCTAATAAGGACACAGTCGTAGAGTTTACTAACCCTCAAGACCAGATTCTTGATGGTATGACTATCACATTTACTGGTGCTACCGGACTTACTGCTCTCAACAGCGCTAACCAGCTCGTGAAAATTAACGACCGCCAGATTTTGTTGAAAGGTGTTGCTTATACAGATGAAACCTCAACATCATCAATGACCTTCAAGGTAAGCCATGGCGCATTTAAGTCAGTTGAGGAACCTAACTCTCTTGATGTCGTCAAAACTGGTTTTGCTGTGATGACATACGCACAGTACACACCGAATGCTATTGCGTTGAATCCTATCACTGTTAATGCTATGGAAAGTGAAAAGGATACAACCGGACGTAATCTTGGTATTATCCAGATGATAGGCGGTGTTAAATATATTGCAGGACGTCCTATTATTGAAACAAACAACATTCTTCCTGGTAAGTATCTGATTGGTGACTTTAATATAGCTGCAAATCTCGTGGATTACACCTTATTGACTCTTGAATGGGCTGAAGATGTAGAAAGCAAGTTGAAGAATGAGATTGTCCTTATTGCTCAGGAAGAAGTTATCTTCCCTGTATATATGCCATGGGCATTCGCTTATGGTGACTTGGCAGCCTTGAAAGAAGCAATCACTAAATCTTAATGCTTATGTATTTGCTTAATGGAGAAAAGAAAGCTCTTGAATCTGTCATAAAAGAACAGCGTATCCGTATTGGCCGTGGGTTGATTTCTATCACCCCGGTCTCGGAAGCTGGACTTGTGTCTGAGGAAGATGTCGAAAAGGCATTAGAGAGCAAACAGAAGGTTATAGATGAGCTTTCTGTTGAGAATGAGAGTCAAAAGAAAGAAATTGATGAACTGAAAGCCAAACTGGCAGAACTTGATTCACATGTGGATGATCACAAAGATGTTGAAGACGCAGACTCTAAAGAAGTCGAGCAAACCGACACTAAAGAGGTTTCTGCCGAAGATGAAAAGGCAGCCGTTGTTCAGGACGAGAAAAAGGTTTCTGCTTCGAAAGCGAAAAAATAAGGAATTGCCATGTTGATTGATGTGTCATATTTTGTAGAAGGCCCACGTCATATTCAAAACGCCTCAACATCAAAGACGGCCGGTGCCGATTCTTTAGCAGTAACCGGTCATATTGAAGCATATATCAAGAAGTTGCAGCCTGTTTTTCTTGAATCTATGCTCGGTGAGAAGGAAGCAGGTTATGCAATGGATTACCTTGATATGTCTGATGAAGAAGGAAACGAAGATACTGAGCCGTCTAAGTATGAAATCGTATGCAACAAACTGAAAGAGCCTTTTGCTGATTACGTGCTGTTCCACATACTTCGTGATTCTTCATCGGAAGCTACAATAACCGGGAATGTCCGGCTGAAGTGCGCCAATGAGTACATTTCACCTGTCAATGCCCAGGTTATTGCATGGAACAGGATGGTTTCCGCCAATGTGAAGTTCATCCAGTGGGCGCGTGATGGTAATTGTCCGATTGACCTTGTCACACAGACTAACATGTTGATTAAGATTAACCAGTTCAATCTATGAAAGGTATCGTTGAGATTATTGGAGATGTAGTAAAGGAAATGAGTGGGAACCTTACAATCGTAATGCCTGCTGACATCGAGAATGACAGGTTTGAGGAAGTTAAGAATCCTGAACTGAACTACATATTTGGTTCGGCCCAGTATGTGAAGGATAAACTTGATGAATACAGCAAAGTACCTTCAACATCAGAACGTAAGTTCCCGCTTGTCGTACTGTTCTGTCCTGTTACAGAGAAGAGAGCCAGTCTGGACTATTATTCAAAGGTTTCACTGAATATCCTTATAGCGTGTTCATCAACGAAGAGCTGGAGCAATGAACGGCGTCTGTATGCTTCATTCATCAACATTCTTCGACCAATTTATGAAAGGCTGATTGAGGTAGTCAGAAATGATGGAAGGTTTGATATATACTATGACAGCATCGTTCCGCATGAATATTCTGAGAACTACTCGTATGGCAGATACGGAGCCTATACGGAATCCGGAGAGGAAGTGAGCGAGCCTATTGATGCCATAAATATACGCTCGATGGAATTAATTGTTAAAAATCAAAGTTGTAGGTAATGAGAAATACAAGAGTGTGCGAAAGCGCAGAAATGAATACAGGTGGTTCGGCCTGCAAGGTTGACTGGGGTAAGGTAAAAGGTGCAATACTTGTTGAGCATGGAGTAAAACTGCCGGCAAATATTACTGCCGATGAGTTGGAAAAAATGTGTCATGCTGACAGACCAGGAAGAATTTATCCTATTCATACATTCGTTGAATATGCGAAGAATGGTGGTGAAGCTCAGGTTAGTGCTGTGGGATACGGAGCGAACCAGTACAATGGCCTCAACGCTCAGACAGATACTTTCACGCTTCCTCGTTTTGATGAAATTCTGAATGCTGAGCTGTTGCGTTGTGCTAACAAGGAATGGGATGTGTACTTCTGGGATTCAAACAGAATGCTTATCGGTTACAATGATGGAACTGATATTCTTGCCGGAATTCCGATGTCAACAGTATATCCAGGTGCCACACCGTTCAGCACAAGCAGTGCGAAGTCAAGTATGACGGTAAATTTCTGCCACATGGATGCAGAAGACAGCCAGTTGAACTTTGACTACTTAAAGTTGGATTTCAATCCTGCGAATGTGATTAAGGGACTGACTGAGGTCATGTTAGTTGAAAACGAAAGCAACAAATTCAAGATTATTGAATGTGTAGGTGGATATGACAGAACTGCTGAATTTGCAACAGAATTGTCCTCAGGTGCATCCGAGGTATTTGATGGGGTTACATCAGCTTCGTATGAGGACGGTTATCTCACAATTACTCCTGGTGAAGGTGAGATTTCAGTTAAATCACCTTCAGTTCTGTACGAGAAAGATGTCAAATGGGTTGAATTTGTAAAAGTAGTTAAAGCAAAAGCATGATTGTAGATGGAGTCAATTTTGTGGAAAAGCAGGTCAAGATGATGTCGAAAAAGAAATTCATTGATACCCACATGACCTGTATCTGGCAGAAAGTTTCTGAGGAGAATCGAAAAAAGAAACTTTCTGACGTGTATGAACGAATTACTGGTAAGTCTGTAAAGGATGCTGACGGTGAGTCTGCTGATAAGTGATGGTTTTGGTTGATTAAGCCGGGCGGAAGTCCGGCTTTAATTTTAATTGTATGGCTGATTTCGAGAAATTGGAGAATGTGATAAACAGAATTGCATCAGGATTTGAAAAGTCATGTATGGATTGCCTTCAGGAAAACAATATAGAAGTTGCAGACCTTGTAAGGGAACAGCTATATTCAGGTCTTGACGGTAATACAGACAGTCTTAGACCAGGATATTCAGAAGATCCATATTTTAGAGAAACTACATCTATGTGGCATAATGATCCAGACGGGTATATTGAATGGAAAAGGAAGATAACACCTCCGATAAAAAGTCCGAGACTGAATCTTCCTCCAAGGCCTGTTGATGTTCCTAACTTGTATATTACCGGTCCGTTCCATGAAAGTATCCGCGCATCTGTTGCAGGTGACACTCTTTCGATTGATACTGTGGGATTCGTTGATGGTCCTGACATAGTAAGGAAATACGGGAATGACATTCTCATGTTGGGAAAGGACGCAAGAGAGTATGTTGTACTTCAACTTCTCGAGCCTTTTTTGAAACGTTTTTTCAAACAATGTGGGTATAAATGATGGGATGCGGTTGCGAGAATAAGAAAATCATGTCTGACTATGAGCGTGTGGCCATGCTTGCAAAAAAAGCTGCCATGCTGGACGGATGTGTGTACGTTGTGTACAGGAAGAGTGACGGTACCTACTCGTTCGATAAGGAAGGTACCAAGGTGGATGGCGTTATTGTTGAATATAAACATTACTTGTGATGGGAAATTTGAAATTGAAGGATTTCGTCGATGAGGAATCATTGAAGAAGTTGCAGGAACTTAGGAGTACAATATCAGATGTAAGGCAGGATTACAAGGATGCTGCATCGGAACTTATCAAGGGACTTACTGTTGACGTCAAGGTAAAGGGAGATATTGACAAGTTGCAGGCCATATATAATACTCAGGCTAAGAACGTATCTTCCGCATCTGAAAAACTTACTGATGCATTCAGTCGTCAAGCAGAGGTCGCTGAACAACTGATGAAGAAAATCAAGGAGAAGGCAGATGCAGAAAAGCTGAGTACAAAAGAGGTAAAGGAATTGTCAAAGGCATCAGCAGAAGCATCCAAGGCAATGCAGCAGGCTGCAAAGGCTGAGGAAGCAATGAATAAGGCCCAGAAATCTGCGAACACTACCAGAAAGGCTGCTGCCATGACCGAAGAGGAGCGAATCCGTTTCATCAAGGAATCTTTGGAGTTGGCAGACAAGGAGGTGCATAGTAAAGAAGAAGCTATAGAAGTGAACAAGCGACTTCGTAAAGCGTCTAATATGTTGAAAGATACCGACGAGGATTACAGAAATACGCTCGGAAAGTTGAATTCTACAATCGGTGTAAATACTGATTACATAAAGCGTAACAGTGACCGTTACACGCAGCAGAAGATGACTATCGGTAGCTATAAGGAAGAAGTTAAAGCAGCCTGGATGGAACTTAACCATCTGAATGATTCCATGGGTAGCTTCGGAATTATATCAGGCAGTTTTGGCGACTCCCTTCAATCTCTTGGTAATGCAGGAAGTGTGCTTGAAGGTTTGTCCGGTTTTGGCAAGATATTCCAGAACAAGTGGCTTCTTGGTCTTGGAGCTGTTGGGGCTGCCGGTGCCGGGATAGGATGGTGGGTGAACTACAATAATGGACTAACAGAAGCAACACGTCTTACACAGCAGTTCACTGAGAAGTCAGGAGAGGACTTGAAGGCTTACCGCACGGAAGTGCAGGCTATTGCAGACTTCTACGGTAAGGATTTCAAGGAGGTATTGATTGGTGCAAATGCTGTCTCTAAGCAGTTTGGTATCTCCGCTGAAGAATCCCTGAAACTAATTCAGGATGGATTCATTGCAGGTGCCGATGCAAACGGTGAGTTTCTGGACACGCTGAGGGAGTATCCTGCATATTTCAAGGAAGCCGGTATCAGTGCTGAAACATTCATTGCTATTACTGCCCAGGCTGCTAAGTCTGGTATCTATTCTGATAAGGGTGTGGACGTTATCAAGGAAGGTAATCTTCGTATCCGTGAAATGACAACAGCTACCGCAGCGGCACTTGAAGGAATCGGCATTTCGGCTGATGAGGTTCAGGAACAGTTGAAGTCCGGCCAGAAAACAACATTTGACATTATTCAGATGGTATCTGAGCGGCTGAATGAGTTGCCCGATAGTGCGTCTGTTGTCGGTACTGCATTGGCTGACATCTTCGGTGGTCCGGGTGAAGATGCCGGACTGCAGTATATACGCACATTGAAGGATATTAAGACTAACCTCGGAGATGTTAAGGCAGAAACAGGTGAATTAGGGAAAGCACAAGAAGATATGATTGAGAGCCAAAAGTTGCTTTCTAAGGAGTTGGCACTATTGTTTGATGCGACTGGAGGATCATTCGAAACGATGTCTGCAAAAATAAAGAGTTCTATTGCGTCAATGACTGCAGATTTGCTTTCATTTGTTCGTCGTGGGATTGAGAGCGTTGAGGAGCTTTCTGAGAGAGAAGAAAAGCAGGCCAGGGCTGAAGGAGAAAGGTATGCAGAGACTGACGTAATTAAACAATATGAGGAAATCAATAAGGCAAGAGAACAGTATGTCAAGCAGGGAATGTCAGAGGAAGAAGCATTTAAAAAGGCTAAGGAAGAACGGCTTGATATGATGAAAAGGTCTTTGAAATATGAAAAGCAAAATTTGGAGGAAGCTGTCAATATCAATAAAAAATACTATGACGAATATCAAAACGCAAGTCTGTGGAAACAGATGTTTGGAATTGACCGGACTAATTCCGCGATAAATTCTGACATTAGAAACTCATGGGGTGAAAGGATGTCTGCAGAGAGGAATTACTCCAACATGAACAGACAGATTTCTCTTGTAGAAAGTTACCAGTTGCCAGGAGCAAAAAGAAGTGAAGTTTCAGAAACAGCAGATGAAAAATCATCACGCCTTGAAGCCGAAAAATCATTGCAGGAGTCACGTATTGCCTTGATGGAAGAAGGACTTGATAAGGAACTGGCCACAATCCGCTATGGTTACCAGCAGAAGATTGATGCCGTAAAAGGTAATTCATCCGCAGAAATGGCATTGAGAAAATCGTTACTTCAAGAAATGAACAACGAATTGGCGAAGGCTTCTGAGGAGTATGAAAAGAATCGTGCAAGTATTGACCTTCAGAATCGCCTTGCTTCCGTTGAGGAAGGTAGTGAGGAAGAAATGTCCGTTCGTCTTGATATACTTGATAAGCAGAAGGAAGAAGAAATGAAGGCTGCTGAAAGTAATGGTGCCGACGTGAGCCTCATCGAAAAGAAATACATCAATGAAAAGCGTAAGATTTATGAGGAATATGCTGCTGATTATGTTGATGAGATTTCTAAATCTGCCGCAGCCGAACAGGTTGTAAGGAATGCACAATATAATTCCGACCTGAAAGAGTTGGAAAAGCTGCATGCCAAGAAACTTATTTCGGATGAGGAATATGAGAAAAAGAAGGCTGATATAACAGAACGGTATTCTATTGATACCGCTAAGGCTGCTGTTGACTCGTTGGAGGAACAGATTTCTGTTGAAAATCTGAGCCAGGACGACAGAGAAAAACTTGCCGAGCAGCTTCAGAAAGCAAAGGCTGATTTGGCTAATGCTGAAGCTGATGCTGAGATTGCTGCAATCAAGAGGGTTCAGGATGAAGAAGAAGATTCTTACAAAAAACGGATGAAGAATGCTCAGCGATGGATGGATGTTGCGTCTGATGCCATTGGTGCAATCGGTAATCTTATGTCGACATTATATGAGCGTGATATTGAAAAGATTGAGGATGAACAGGAGGCAAATGAGGAAGCGTACAATGCTGATGTTGAAAGGATTGAAGCACTTGCCGAAAGTGGAGCAATATCTGAGGAAGAAGCTGAAGCAAGGAAAAGAGCTGCTGAAGCTGAAACATCAAGAAAGAATGAGGAACTTGAGAAAAAGAAAGTTCAGTTGCAGCAGAAGCAGGCTAAATGGCAGAAGGGTGTGGACATTGCTCAGGCTGGTATAGCAACAGCACTTGCAATAACTCGTGCATTACCTAACCTAGTACTTGCTGCAATAGTAGGTGCAATGGGAGCGGTACAGATAGCGACTATCGCAGCAACACCAATTCCTGCATACAAGGAAGGTACTAAGAACGGTGGACATATTGGAGGATTGGCTATCGTTGGTGATGGTGGAAAGCATGAGGTTGTTGTGTATGGTGGTAAGTCATGGGTAACTCCAGATGTTCCTACCGTGGTAGATTTACCGAAAGGTGCTGAAGTGTTCCCTGATATAAGCGAATTCAATGAGAATGTAAGAATGAATACTATATATGATTCAGGAATAAGTAGTCCTGTTGTTGTAAATGATTATTCTGAACTATCTCGTGAGATGAAAGGAATGCGTGTAGAACTCAGGAAAATAATGAAGATAATACATAAGGAAGCATACAACTCTAATTATGAACATTATAAAAGTACAAGATTATGATAACTACATTAAGCAGGTTGAGTATGTTTGATTTTATTGAACTTCTTTGTGGAAACAGAGAAGTTCTTATGGAGGAAGGTGATAATAATTCCATGCTGGAAAATGTGGCTTCAGAATTGATATATCAGTATCAGAGCATAGTAAATCCTTCCGGAATAGAATCTGCAATTTTAGAAAAGGAAGAGAAAATAAAGATTAAGTACAGGATTACTATTGCAAAGATATTGAAGGCGCTTATTAGCATAAACGCTGTAGATGATGTTGTTGGACTTCTGTCAGAAATGGGAATTACTGGTATTGAGCGTGAAAAGATTCCTTCAAGAATAGACCGTATGATTGCAGAAGCGGAGTACATGAGAAAGAGGATTGAAGATACTTCTTCTGCTGATAGAAAGAAAAATACTCCTGATGATGTACGTGCATCATTTGACAGGGAGATAGCGTTTCTTATGACTTATTTCAAAATGAATATTGACACAAGAATCATTACTGCAGGTGTGTATGCGAATATGGTTCATCAGGCAGATGTTGAAATTAAAAGAAAATTGCATCGTTAGATAACTTTTTTGCTGCTTGTCGAATTTTTTTCCGTTTGGTTTGTAACACGATTGTAACACTAATAATCGTAATAGACATGGAAGAAAAATTCGACAATGTGGCTTTATTGCCAGTAATTAATGAGAAATGTGACATAATAATTCATCTTTTATCGTCACTTTGCGACAACCCGGATTTTCTTATAGACTTACTCAGAAAGACTACTGAGAAGCAGAATAAGTTTTCATCATCTCGAATGAAAATATTGCATGGACATGGGGTTGGAGCAGATAGTGATTGAGCAATATCAGTGGATATTGGGACTGGCAAGAAAGTATTGCAGGAATATGATGGACGCAGAAGACCTTGCCGAAGAGACTGTGTATAAGATTCTGTCAAATAAAAGTAAATATGATTCTTCCAAGAGCTTCCGACCATGGTGCAGCGTTATTATGTTGAACACATATATAACAACATACAATCATGAATCATTGATACGTTTCGATTCTGAGGAGAAGGCTGATCATATCCATTCTTATTTCGATGCGGACAATGAAACGTTAAGGAATGAACTTTATGGGATAATTGAAAAATGCAGGAGAAAATCATGTTCCGTTGATTGCGCTATAATGTATGCTGAGGGTTACTCTTATGAAGAGATAGCAAAAAAGATGCATATACCATTAGGTACGGTTCGTAGCCGTATCTCGTTTGCTCGGAATATGATTAGGCAATGTGTTGTAGATTAATAAGTTAATTATGGTTTGACAATTGAGAATGGCGAAGTTTACGATTGCATATATAGTCAATCTGAACTATCTTTATAGTACAATTAAAATATAAGTCAAACCAAATAATCTTAGCATTATGGAAAAGAGTAATTTTCGAGTAAGAGTGATGAAGTATGCACACCAGTTAGCAAAAACAACAGAATACACGTGGAAAATCTGTCTTATTAAGGCATGGGAGTTATACAGACTTGCTAAAAATATGAGAAAGGGTATTGTGAAATTTGCATTCCAGAAAGTTGACGGAAGCATCAGACATGCTTCAGGAACATTGTACAATCTTCCGGCCGGAACATCAATTCACGGGAAAAAACTGACAAAGCCAAGTTACAAGACATTTGCATACTTTGATGTAGATAAAGGAGAGATGAGATGCTTTAAGATAGAAAACCTTGTAACCGTTTATTGATATGGAAAGTTTTATTGTTACTACTTCCGGGGAAGTATCATTTACTTTCCCGGCAAACGGGAGTGATTTCTCGTTGAAAGAATTGCAGGATTCTGTTAATGGAAATATAGAGATTGTTCCAATAAGAAAGAATGTAGGTCCTTTGATTTTTAAGGAATTTGATAAGGAGGGGTTTGCAATAAAATTGACTGATGAATATATTATGATTGTTAATTCTGAGGGGAAGATTGAGTCTAAGCAGTTCAATTATGTAGCAACAGTACTGGCAACGGCATCGGAATCTATAAGTCCTGGAGACTGGATTGCTGGAGATGTACTTGTCTGCAGAAGTAGTATGGTTAAATAGTTCGGTTTTGTGTAATACATTTTATATCAGTTGTTTGCGCGTTTTTGTAAGAGTAGGATTTTAGGCAAGCCTTAGTCGGTTTGCCTATTTTTATATATTTGAGAATGAATTAACGACAGGATGATTTGTAGATATTTTTTACATATAGACTCAGATGTTATGGATGTTTCAGATATGATTGAAAATCTGTCTGACATCAAGATAACATATACTCGTACAGGATTAAACGGAGTAACGAGAAAGTGTGGTAGTACAATTAATTTTGTTTTTTCTGCAAGGGATAAGCTGATTGGAGTGTATGAATCAAAAGGAATTAATTCTGTAGTTTACTTCTCAATATCACAAATTATTAATAACTGGGATTTTGTTGAACTATTTAAATGTCAGCTTGATTTCTCGTCTTTTAGCTACGACTCATATACTGCAAGTATATCATGCCTTGATAATGATATTGAATCCATATTAAATGCTAATAAGGGCACTACGTATGAGTTTTTTGTAGACGAATTGAAGAATGATAAGAAACTGAATTATGATGGTGTTATAATCAGGAATGAGAAGGTATGTATATTATCAGGTGAAACTGTTGAAGGAGAATCTTACACAAGGAAAGAGTTTGACAACAGGGTGCCGGACTGGTGGTGGATACCATATATCGGAACTACAGATTCTGGTTCTGAAATTCATAACAAGTCATTTGTTTTTCAGGACCAGTCTGAATCTATGCCTTCTGCATCAGGTGACAACACAGGATGGGGATTCCCTGCAAATCCTTGTAATACAAGCTGGTTTTTGGAATGTCTGCGAGACAATACTATAACAATTGATTTTAGTTACATAGAGTTCTCAGGTAGTAATCAGTTTGCATATGCTTTGTTTAAGATTGATACTAAAGGTGTGGTACAACCACTGACATGTGGATATTCAAATATGCTTTCGCTTGACTCAAATACGAGACCGAATTCAATTAAGTGGACCGGTCAGTTGAAGAAAGGTGAAAAGCTTCAGTATGCTGTTTTTAATCATAATCCTTTAAATGAAACTCATGCAGATTTGTCCAGCTTGCGAGTAAACACTGGTGAATGTGGTGCTTCATGGGATGAAAGGGGTGACAATTACAAGATTGATATTGTAAGGCCTGTTACCTTACTTAATGCAATATTGAAAAAGATATTTCCTGGAAAGGATATTACCGGTTCTATTATTGAAAGTGTAGTAGGAATAACTAACGACAGGTTGAAAAATTCTTGTCTTGTCGCAGCAGAGAGTATCCGTGAAATGGCTACTCCACGAATATATACATCTTTCTCGAAGTTCTGTGAATATATGGAAGCCGTATATGGATATGTATATATAATTGATGGTAATGATGTGCGTTTTGTACACAGGAGTGAGCTTTTTAGTACCGATAATAAGATTGTTATAGGAAATGTGTCTGAATTTAATTATTCGGTAGCTTCCGACAGAATATATTCATCCGTACAGATTGGATATGAAAAGCAGGATTATGACTTTGGAAACAATGGTTCTGATGAATTCAATTTCAACAATACATATACCACCGGATGTACTATAAAAGATTCAAAACTGACTCTTATATCACCGTATAGGGCAGATTGCTATGGGTTCGTTGAATTGGCTGAAAAGAGAAATCAGGATTCAACGACAACAGACAGTGACCAGCAGATATTTATTGTGTGCGCAATTGAACATGAATCAGAATATGAACTTGATAGAAGTATAGATGTTCAGGGTACATATACTTATTCCATTTTTAATGCGAAACTTGCTCCAGTTTATATGATAGAAGCGAATATGGCTTATTTATCTTCGTTTGCTGGGAAATTGACATTTGCATCATCTGAAGGTAACTCTGACATCGTTATAGACGGGCGAAAAGTGAATTCTGATATAGATATGGGAAGTTCTATGTTTGGTAATGGTAATTTTTCTTTCACAATGGAGAATACTATAATTGATAGTAATTTGAACTCTTTGTGCATAGAATTATCAAATCAAGGAAAGACATATAAGGGATCTATTAAAAGCTTGGAATTCAGTTTATCCAATGTGGAAGCGGTTAAGTATGAACTTATAGAAATTAAGTAATATGTATAAGATAAGTCCTTTTACACCATTGTTTTTCAATCCATCTACGGATATTGGATTATCAAGCAGATATGTGCAGTCATTTTCTACGTATGACCATATTCTTTTGCAAATAATAGCATACAATGAAAGTAATGCTCCATCAGTATATATCGTTGATATAATCGGGAAAAGGCGGATGGTTAACATGAGGTCTTGGTTGATGAACCCCAATGAAACTTTGTATTTCACAGAAATAACAGGATTGAACAATGGCTTATATTATGTTGAAGTTGAGGGTGTATGTTCAGAAGTATTCCGTGTGACAGATGATGTCTCTGGAACTGTTCTATTGCAGTATTCAAATCCTAATAATAGGATGAGAAAGGATGCTGTATTTTGGATTGATGGAATGCAATACTTTTTTGATTTCAGAATACCTGGTGGATTTAAGGATGATGATTGGGTTTTCGGAGTAGATAATGAGCAATATACAACTTCAGGTAATGATGTTATTGACATATATAGTATTGACAATGTACAGAAGACTCTTACTATGGGAGGTTCAAAAGGCTGTCCAGTGTGGTATGCAGAGTTGCTAAACAAGGCATTATGTTGTAGCTATTTTTATGTCGATGGCGTTCGTTATGCCAGGGTTGATTCTAATGTACCTGAAATGAATGTACTTGTAGAGGGTATAAGGTCTTATGTGTTTAAACAGGCAATAAGAAGGGTTTCATTGTTAAATCCTGATATTGAAACGAACAACAAGATGATAATGAGACGTGTAGATGATTCACGTTATAGAACCATTGATAATGATAATTACAGATTTAAAACTATAGATTTATGACAAACGAAGAAAAACAGGAAATCATATCATCTGTGATTCAATCCTTACAGACAAATTCTGCTACAATAGACCAGTTGAGTGAGGTTGAATCTTGTTCAGAGGGTGATTTTATAGAGCTGAATAAGGGAAGAAAAATCAGTGCTGAGAATCTTGCAAAGGATGTATCTTCAAAAGTTCTTCAAGAAGCTAATCAGGCTGTCGCCGAATCACAGAACTATGCTGAGAAGTCCGAAGAGTCTGCAAATGAATCTGAGGAATATTCTGAAAAATCCAAGGAGTATTCTGAAGAAGCAAAGAGACAGGCTGTATTGGCCGGCCAGTCAGGTGAACTTGCACAGTATGCGAAAGAACAGGGAGATTATGCGAAAGAACAGGGGGACAATGCTAAGGAGAAAGGAGAAGAAGCTGTTTCTATTGCGGAAGATGCTGCTAAAAGGGTAACGAATGATGTACTTTTTAAGACCGAACAATCATTATCGGAAGAAGAACAAGCGCAAGTATTAAAAAATATTGGGATAAAGTCTGTTGTAACTGAATATAATTATTTAGATTTAAATAGTATAATTATAAATTTTGATGGAAGTAATAAGTACGTTACTAAAATACCATGTACTGTCCCATTCTTTATTTTATCATTTGAGGTACGTGGAGAAGCACTGTTAGATAGAAAGAAATATAATGTAATTTTTTTACAAGATAGTGTAAATAAAAATTATTCAATGAATTTAGAAGCAATTAATCCTTATTTGACTGGAAGGATTGTTGCTAATGAAGAAGAATCAGATCCTGGTGTATTAACTCTTAAATGTTCTGGCGTTGAAAGTTCTAATCCTGATTATAATAGAATAACTTTAACTTCAGCTTGTTATCCTTCTGATTATGTATCTAAATTCAAAGGTAATTTTGAATCTGAAGAAGTTCTACAGTCGGTTAGGGGAACTATTGGCTGCTATGCATTTGTTGGAAATCCTCGTCACATCTATAACTGGGATACAGAGACAAATAAATGGAAGGATGGAGGAGAGCTTATTACTATTACAGATAAGGAACTATCTGAAGATTCAGACCGTCCTGTAGCTAATTCTACTCTTTTTAAGAAGTTCAATGAGATTGAAAAGAGCATTACTGATACCAAGAAAGAACTATCTGATAAGATTGATGAAAATATCTTCTTTAAAAATGTATCTAAAAATGGCGAAAGATTAGATTTGGTTTCCGCTGTCAATCTTGTTCCGGAAGAACTCAGAATTCATGGGTTTGAAGTGCGTTATCTTTCTGATGATGGTTCATGGATTGACGTTACTTTCACCGGTGATTCTATTGAAAACTGGAGCACTGAAAGTAACTGGAAACAGATTTCTGGTGGAGGTACTGGAAGCGGATTCTACAATGTTTCTGTGCAGCATCCATTGATAGAAGGGTATTACACTATTGAAACAGCACTTCAGGCAATCGCAAACGACAAGATAGATGATGAAGATAAGAAGGGTAAGATTATTACATTCGAAGTATCTGCAGGTAAATGGGAGGACTATCGTTTTTCAGGAACCAGCATTGAAAGCTGGCTTGAGCCTTCTGCCTGGGAACGTTTCGGAGGTGGAGATGCGATTAAGAAAATTAAAGTAACAAAAGGTGTTTCTGTTCAAGAGTTGACGCCGGATGAACATGGACAGGTTGACCTTGAGATACCAGTTGTTGAAGTGGACCAGGCCGTTAATGAAAATTCAACTAACCCTGTAAGTGGAAAGGCTGTATTCAATGAGTTAAAGAAGAATACAGGCTCGGTGGCGTCAGGAATACAATTGAACGAGATAGGAGAGGGTGATCAGAAGGTATATTCTATCTCTCTTTTGAATGCAGGTGGTGAAGTGATAAGTACTACAGACCAGTTCTCCGGTGCCGGTGGCGGAAGCAGTCTTGCAACGAAGGTAATTCTTACTCGCGTTACAGCTAACAAGACTGTAAAGATTGGAGACGATGTGAAATTGACATACAAGTATGACCATGTCAATTCTGAGACTGGAGAATCAACGGGAAATCCGGCTAAGGCGATAGTGACAATCATACAAGGTGCTAACACCAATACATTAGAAAGTAACATCTATGCAGGAAGCAGCAATACTGTTGATGTGACAAAGTATATGGGAGTAGGTACCAATACTGTAAGGGTAAAGGTTCAGGTCGGTGAAGGCGCAGAGATGCAGGTTTCTCAAATTACATGGACAATCAATGTGGTTCAGTTGACTCTATCCAGTTCATTCAATATTGCAACATCTATCAATAGAGGAGATAGTGTCACTATCCCTTATGCTCTGTCAGGAGCAGGAAACAAAACATTAAGGTGCTACGTTGATGGTGTTGACAAGGAAGATAGAAGTATAACTGCTTCAACAGCGAATGGATCATTCAGTATAGATACATCTGGAATGTCACATGGAACCCATTCTGTTCAGCTTGTCGTAGAACTTGAGCTGTCTGAGGATAATATAATTAAATCAAACAGCATATACTTTGCAATAGGTGTTAGAGAAACTGATAATAATGCTCCGATAGTATATGCAAGGTTCGACTATCCTGATGGAAGCCTTATCTTGGGAGAAAATACGCCTTACATACAAACAAAGCAGTTTGATGTATATACACTATCCTATGCCGCATATAATCCTAAAGAAACTCCTACAAATGCCATCGTATATGTTGGTGAAGATGTAGCCTCATCATCATCTGTTCCTTTCGTTGTACAGAATCTTACGCTTCGTGCTTCTAATTATGGAGAACAGAAGTGCCGGATTGTTGTAGGCAAAACTGAATACAGCTTCAGATTGATTGCAGAGAAGAGTGAACTCAATATAAGTGAACCCACAGACGGAATGACTCTCAAACTTTCTGCACAGGGAAGAAATAATAATGATGTCAACCGTGAAGAATGGAGTTATAACGGCATTCAAACTGTGTTCGAAGGATTCAAATGGGGCGGTGACGGATGGATTGGAAATGCGTTAAGATTGAATGACAAAGCTCGTGCTGTCGTTCAATATGCTCCGTTAAGGCAACCAGACCAGAACGTAACTAACGCTTTTGCTTTTGCTGTAAAGTATAAGGTCTCTGAAGTTGTTGATGATGAAGCTGAGTTGATAAGATGCGTTGACGGTGATGGAACAGGTTTTGTGATAACATCACAGGAAGCAAGAATGCAGACTAAAGGTAAGTCCTCATTATCCATGAAGATGGCTTCAGGCGAAGTCTATGAGGTAATGTTTGTCTCATTTCCTAAATCAGCATCTGGTTCATCAGAATATGAGAAACTGAATACTGAGATGGTATATTTGTATATCAACGGAATCATGTCAGGTTCTGTACAGAGGTCTGCTTCTGATAGCATTTACCAGTCCGACCCGCAGTTTGTTACCATGGGAGCAGACGGTGCCACGTTAGATGTGTATCTGTTGAGGGCTTATAATACGTATCTTAGTGATTCTCAGGTTTTGGATTGTTATATGATTGACCAGGATTCTGTTGATGACATGTTTGCGTTGTATGAATCAAATAATGTGATTGATGACAACGGAAATGTTACAGTTGACAGTGTTCCGGACGGAATGCGTTATATCATCATTACCGGGCGGCAGGACAATGGGGTTCCTACTGTTCTCCAAGCGGCTGTCAATAACGACAAAGACCCGAAATATGATGTGGACGAGATGCTTTGTGTGGTGAAAGGGAACCAGTCATTGAACTTCAAGTGCGTGGGAGGATGTATCCGTCTGCAGGGAACTTCATCACTTGCATATCCGATAAAGAACTACCGCATTTATTTCAAGAATGCTTCCAAGGTAGCCGGTGATTTGTATCTTGGCTGTGACGAACAAGGTGTTGGAGGAGAACTTCAGGAAGATGCGAAATACTCATTCCGTCAGGCAGGTACATCCAACAAGGCAGCAGCTCCTGTGGATTGTTTCTGTCTTAAGGCTGACTTTGCCGAATCCTCATCATCACATAACACTGGTATGGCAAAAATTGTACAGAATATCCTTACTGCTGCAGGAGAGTTGACTCCTGCTCAGGCACATTGTTCAGGAGAATATGGATATGATGTGCGAACAACCATCGACGGTGAACCTTGTTACCTGTTCTACCGCGGTACCCTGGACGAAACTCCACAGTTCCTTGGCAAGTTCAATTTCAATAACGACAAGTCAACAGAAGCTGTATTTGGATTCTGCGATATACCTGGTTATCATGACCAGTCGTGGGTAGCAGATAAGTTTAGTGGCGTTAACCCGACCGAGTGCTGGGAGTTCCTGAACAACGACTACCCGATGGGCATGTTCCTGGATGATGATTTTGATACAAAGGGTGATGACGGTACCCCGAACTGGCTGAAGGTATTTGAGGCGAGATTCCCGGATGATGACGACATAAACGCCGAGTATGAGGCTGGAACCCGTAAGCCGAAATATCTTGAGCCGTTGGTGAAGTGGGTAAAGAGCACACAGAACGACGGTGGAAAATTCAAGGCTGAGCTCGCGGACTGGTTTGATGTAGACTATTTGTGCGACTATTATATGTTTACTGAAATAATGGGATGCGTAGACCAGCGCGTGAAGAACATGATGATGGGATTCTGGTATGATCCGGAAAAAGACAAGGTTCTTGCCTACATGATATTCTATGACTGTGATACTATTTTGGGTGTGCGTAACGACGGCCGTCTGAAGTATTCCTGGGATGTGGACGAAAACACTGTCGATCCTGAGCTTTCAACTGAAGAAAAGACGGTGTATGCCTATGCTGGTCATGATAGTGTATTGTGGAAGAATCTTCGTGAACAGTTCCCGGAAGAATTGCAGGCTGCGTACAGACGTATTCGTGAACGAATGTCAAACAGCACTATATTTAAAATGTTCGATGACGAGCAGAGCGCAAAGTTCTGTGAACGAATATATAACCTTGATGCTTTGAACAAATATGTTGAGCCGAAGACATTAGGTGTTGAAGTAAATCAGGATGGTTCAGTTACAAATGTCAAGTATTCGTACCTGGAAGCTATGCAAGGTAGTCGTAAGTCACACCGTCACTGGTGGATAACGAATCGTATGGGGTTATTTGATGCAAGATATAGTACGGGACAATATACAGCAACTGATATATCGTTCAAAGGAAATAGTGCTGCAGGTGCTACAGTAAAGGCTACTCCGCTTCGTGATTTCTATTTTGAATTCCGTCGTGAAGGTGATACAATGGTGCATCAAAAGGTTACTAAAGATGTGGAATGGAGTTATACTTATAACCAGATGGCCAACATTGGAACAATATTCCACCTGTACGGTGGTGAATGGATGAAGAAACTGGACCTGTCTGCGTGGGGTGGATTTACGGACATGAGCCTTCCGACGCTTCCTGTTCTTGAGGAGCTTATTCTTGGAAGCAGCGCAAAGACATACGCACTGACAGAGCTTGTTCTTGGTACGAAGATACCGATGCTGCGTAAGCTTGAGGTAGTCAACTACACCAACCTTCCGAGCCTTGACCTGTCAGGATGCAACCGTCTGGAAGAAGTGAACGCATCCGGATGTACAAAGATGTCTACAATAACCTTTGCTGAGGGTGCGCTTATTAATAAACTTCATCTTCCTGAAAACTTCCAGACTCTTGTACTGCGTTCAATGCAATATATAGAATGGGATGCTATCACATTTGATGCAAAGAATAATCTTACAGGATTATGGATTGAAAATTGTGCCCTTATAGACGGTAAAAAGGTATTTGATGAGATGTTCGCTCTTAAAGGTGCATTGAAATATGTTCGTATAACTGGAATTAATCTGGAAGGAGACGGAAGTGATTTGAAGGTTTGGTATGATTCTGGTATTGGAGGTATTGACGCTCAAGGTATCACTACAAATACAAGGTGTAAGCTGGTTGGCAACTACAAACTGACTAAGTATCTTGATGAAGAAGTGTATGCTAAATATGCTGAACGGTTTGATGAGCTGAATATTCGTCAGCCTCAATATACTATGATTGAGTTTGATGATACAGTTCCGGACGATGCAAATATATCTAACCTTGATAATGAGACCGGATACAAGTTTGGCAATACTTATCAGACAAGTGCTCATATATCAGTTATCAGGAGAAACAGACATCGGGTACTTGGTAAACTGAAATCAGAAGGAAAGATGGTTATATGCCAGCTTCATGATGAGGATAGTAATTATTATGCGGATGCGGAAGTAGCAGCTTCAGGAACACCGGCTAAGTTGGATTCTACTGAAGGTGACGTGTATATCTATGAGCCTCATTATTGGTATAAGGGTATCAATGACTACCTGAATAACAAGAAGTATTCATGTTTCAGTTCGAATGAAGAAATGCCGGATAGACCTGAATGTAAGGTTATTGGTTATGATGAGATTGAGTCTGAAAAGAATGTGCGTGAAGGGTATAAACTGACTGTTGGAAGACAGCATCTTGATGATGCTTATTCACAGGATTCAAATTATCTTGTCTGTAAAGTTAACGTGTTTGGATATAAGAAAGTGAGATTCCCGACTGTACTTGGTACATCAATGATTGGGTCATGTTTTACGGATTCCGGAAAGAATGTAGTGAAGGATGTTTTTGTAGATTCTCTAAACAATAGGTTTGTCAATGGTATGTATATTATCTGTGATGTTCCGGAAGGGGCTACGGAATTGAACTTTACTATTCATAAGTATGCGGAATTTGATTGCGTGGTATTGAGCAACAGCGATAAGATTGAAGATATGGAACCTGACTGGGTTGAGCATGAACCGTGTCTGGTAGCTGTCTTTGAGGCATGTACGATAGGTAGTAAATTGTATTCGGCTGCTACAGGTAATGCAAGTGTTGGCTCATTGACTCAGAGTGATTTCATCTATTATGCCAAGCAAAGGGGACTTCAACTTATTGACTGGGAGATGCACAAGGATATAGCTAACTTGTTTTTTGCTTTCTATGGTCGTCGTGATTCTCAGGACCAGTGCGGATATGGACAGTCAACAGAACAGAGAAATATCGGAACTACGGCATTGCTTGGTATGCAGGATACCATAAGCTATAATTCAGATGGAGGAGCACATCAGACTTCCAATGCATGGTATGTACGCCCAAATGAAGATGGAAAGAATGTATATTCTCTCATTTACAATACAAACTGCATGGGATATGAGAATTTGTACGGTGATAAGTATGAATGGTTGTCAGGTGTTTCTTTGCCTAATACGAATACTCAGGAACAATATAAGTTGTTGATAGAGATGCCAGATGGAAGCACTAGAAAGGTAAAGTCTGGTACTGTTAGTGGATATTGTACTGGTATGTATCATCAGAAATATATGGATATTGTAGGAGTACATTCACAGAAAGGAAGTTCGACTACTTATTATTGTGATGAGTTTAATGTAAGTAATGCTGCTAACCGTGTGGTGTGCCGGTCGGGCAGCTACTCGTATGCGAATGGCGGTGTCTCGTTCGCGAGTTGCGGCAGCGATTCCTCGTCCACGAGTTCGTATATCG